TAGCAATGTCAACTGTTGATGATTTAGATAGAAACAACGGAAGCGAAAATAACAAAGATAATGGAGCAGAAAGTAAGGCAGCGTAATTATAACACAAGCAACATCTTCAAGAGAGAAGAAGGTGAAGAAAACGAGTACACAGGTGTATTTAGAGGTTACTCTATCTCATTTAATGAGTGGTCGGTTGACTTAGGAGGATTCAAAGAAATGATTCTACCTTCTGCTTGGGATTCGGCTGACACAAGAGAGTGTTTAGCAGTATTCAACCACAAAGAGGACAATCTTTTAGGTAGTGCAAAGGCAGGTACTTTAAGATTCTTTCCTGACGCAAAAGGAGTGCTTACCGAGGTTGATATGGCTGACACTACTGTAAGTAAAAATTGTGCTGAATGGGTAAAGCGTGGAGACATAGATACTCAATCGTTTAAATTCACAGTAGAGGAAGACGAATGGATGTATGATGAAAGCGAAGAAATTTGGAGATGTGTAATAAAGAAGTTTGGAAAGATTTACGACACATCATTGGTTACAAGGGCTGCCTACCCCGAAGGTACGACAGTAGATATGAGAGGTGTAGATTTAGAAGAAGTAAAGAAAAGATTTGCACCTAAGAAAGAAGAAGTTCAAGAGGACAAAACCGATGAACAAGTTAAATTAAGGAACGAGATTATTTTTAATTTTTATAGTAACAAACATAAACGTAGACAACAATGAACGTGATTGAGTTAAAACAGGAGAGAGCGAGGCTCTTAACGGAAGAAAGGTCGGTTCTTGATAGTGTTCAAGACCGTTCGAATCTTGCCCCAGAGGTATCAGAGAAATTTGCAAAGTTAGATAGTTCAATTGCGAACTTAGACTTTCAAATTCGTGCTGCCGAGAGGCAAGAAGCAGAAGCGAGACAACTTGCTGATGCAGAAAAACAAAGAGAAATTGTAGAAAGAGCAAAGACTGACGAAAAGGGTATAGCTGATTTGGCTAATAAATCTTTTCATGGTTTTATTAGAGGCATCAAGCCTTCTGACCTTTCACCAGAAGAAAGAGCATTGTATAACGAGGCTTTGAGACGTGGACAAGTAGTAGGAACTGATTCGGCTGGTGGTTACTTGACACCAGAGAACTTTAGCACTGAAATTATCAAGACTATGAAGTACTATGGTGGTATGATGGAAGCGGCTAAAATCCTTAATACAAACGAGGGTAATCCGTTCCACATGACAACAAGAGACGCTACTTCGATGAAGGCGGTTCTTATTGCGGAGGCGACTGCTGCTTCAACTGCTTCACTTACTTTTGGCAGAAAAACTTTGGATGCTTTCAAATACACTACAAACGTATTTACAGTATCAAACGAATTGATTCAAGATAGCATCGTAAGTGCGGAGCAAGAGATTATTGAGGTTTCGGGTGAAATGTTTGGTAGAGGCTTTAACGAGGCGTTTACAACTGCTGATGGTTCTTCTAAGCCACTTGGTATGATTGCTGGTCTTGCTGCTTTGTCTTCAAGTGCTGGTATTGGTAAAACAGGAGCAAGTACTACTGCTATCACCTATGCTGATTTGGTTGATTTGAAATATTCAGTTAACAAGGCATACCAAGGAAATGCTAAATGGATGTTCAACTACTTGACAGAAGGTGTTGTTCGTAAATTGGTAGATTCTAACGGTCAGCCGATATGGACTATGGGTAACATTCAGAACGCAAGCCCTGACACTATCTTAGGTAATCCATATATCATCAACGATGACATGGCTTCACCTGCTGCTGCTGCTACGCCAGTTGCTTTTGGAGACTTCAAAAAGGCTTACACTATACGTATGGTTAAGGGAGTAGGTTTGAGAAGATTGACAGAACTTTACGCTACTTCTGATGAAGTTGGTTTTGTATCATTTATGAGAGCAGATGGTGACTTAATGGACACTAAAGCTGCTAAGTTATTCAAAAACGCTGCATCGTAATGAAAGTTAAATTTAAAGTGACTTACGCAGGTGTTTCAGAGGAATTTATTGCAGGCCAAGTTTACGATGTTGACAAAGGCTTTGCTGAAAGACTATTGAACGCAGGAGAAGCCGAATTGGTAGCAGAAAAAACCGAACAAGTTAAAACTGCTGTTAAGAGGGTATGAAAGTCAAAGTCATAGAATGGACAGGTATGCCAGTTGGGAAGGAGTTAATTCTTCCCAACGAACTTGCCGAGTTGCTAATAGAACAAGGTAAAGTATATTCAATAGAAAAAGATGTCAAGATTAGTAAAAGAAGTGGGAACAAGGGCGGAGTTAATAACCTTAGCACAAGCGAAAGCGTGGTTGAGGGTGACACGCACGAATGAGGATACACTTATACAAGCATTACTTAACGCATCTATAAAATGGGCTGATGGTGTCTGTAAAAGAGTATTCGCAGCCCAAAACTATGAAGTTTACACTAATTCTTTTAGCGAGATAGAACTACCTAATGCACCGATACAAGCAATAACATCATTGTCGTATATAGCCTATGGTGGGACTACTTACACGACAATAACAAGTACTAATTATTTATTAAACAATTCAAGCATTGAGCCAACTATTGAGTGGATAAACGAAAGTTATACTTTACCACAATTAGCGAATAGGCACGATGCAATAAAAGTAATTTATAGTGGAGGATTTACTTCTTCTACTTTACCCGAAAACGTACAAACGGCAATACTGTTAAAGTTAAATACTTTGTACGATGTTAGGGCAGAAGAAAACAAAAGATGGTTGACATCTGCCGAATACCTTTTAATGCCTTATAGAATTTATAACGTATGAAAAACGGAGGTAGCATAGACACATATTTGGAGTTTTGGACTCCTTCTGAAACGGCAGATGAAACAGGTCAAGTAAGGATAACCTACACAAAGACATTTGAGGATTGGGCTGAAAGGACTGATTTAAAGACTATAAAAGACTCCGAGAGAGTTATGAATAGTTCTCATAAGGTAAGTTATGGTGTAACACAATTTAGGTTGCGACACAGAGACGATATAACGGCTATTATGAGGGTAAAAGAAGATGATTTGTGGTTCGATATAGTAGGGCAACCACTTGTAGAGGGAAGAAAGCATTGGACACTTATAAATTGCGAACAAAGAGATGATATTTAGTATCGAACATGATTTTGACGACTTATATCGAAAGATGAATGATGCAAAGATATTCAATGAAAACACTTTTGTAAGCATATTAAAAAAAGCAGCTAAACCATTGCAATTAGAGTTAGAGAGAACAACTCCTGACTCTTTAAAAAACTTTGCAAAAGGGGGTAATCCTAATTATTCTAAATCGGCAGAAGCATCAAGAGCCAAGTATGGTCAATTGGCTAAGTCGATAGGAATGTATAAGTCAAGGACAATAAAACTAATTGGTGAGCATGGAATAAATATTGGATATTTGGCATCTAAGCAAGACAAGGCGTTTGTTGCTCACTTCTTGAACTATGGATGGAGAAACGCAAAGTCGGGTAGGATAATAGAACCTGCTTACAAGGGTTGGATGCAGAAAGCCGAAAAGGATACATATCCAACGATGAAGGCGATTTTTGACAAGGAGACAGAAAAGGTATTTGAAGAAAATATTCAGAAGAAATGGGCTAAGGCTCAAAAAAGAAAGGTAAAATGATTGAATACGATATAATAGCAACCGTAAAAGCAGATTCTACATTGAATACGCTTATTGGTGGTAGAATATATCCCAATCAGATAAAGCAAGGGAATACTTACCCTATGGTGGCTTTGCTTATGAACGAAAAAGAGCCTATGAGTGGGCAACTTGGAATATGTGCAAGAGCGTTTGATGCCTTGTTTGCGGTAAGTTCCACAAGTAGAAAAGAGTGCTTAGTTATTGGAGAAAGGTTGATTGCCTTGTTTAATAAAAATGGTGGCACATTGGGAGATAGTAATGTACTTGTTTTTAAATACGTAGGAACGAGTTTAGACGCATTACAAAATGATACTATGTTGTATTATATAGGGTATGAATTTGAAATTTTAACAAATATAAATTAATAAGATAATGGCAGTTACTAACAGGATTTTAGGCACAAACGTCTTTATATATGACGGGACAGATTTGATTGCGTGTGCTAAAAGTATCACTATAAACTCTACAAGAAAAGAACTTGATGTTACTTGTAGTGGTAGTGGTGACTTAGAGCAAGCATTGGTAGGCAAGCAGAAGGTAACATGGGATATTGATATTTTGGACAGACAAGTTTCTACTACTGTTGAAGATGGTGATAATGTTACCACTTATGATTTTATCACCAAATATGAAGGTAAGACAGAACTTACTCTTGTGTTGAAGGATAGTGGTACGCTAACGGCAGGAGAAGAAACTTACACTGGCGTTGGTTATATTACCAATATCAAATTGAGTGCAGTTAATGATTCGGCAGAGTCTTTCACTGCTTCGGGTTTCTTTAATTCATTCTCAAAAACAAGAGTAACGTTAACATAATATGATTGTACCACAAAATCAAAATTACATGGAGGTTAACCTTGGTGGGCAGCTAAGAAAAGTAAAAATGGGTATGGCGACATATCAGAAAGTTGCTACTTGGCTTTTAGAAGACCCACAAGGTATTTTTAATCCCGTAACAAGACCATTAAAAGCAGTATTCTTTGGGCTACAACACAGTGCAAACGCTCTACCAAAGGACTTTAACGAGGAAACTTTAATGGATTGGATTGATGACATGGAACAATCAGAGTGGGATGCCTTAGAGGTGTTTGCGGAAGAATCTATGGGTTTTATGTTGGCGACAATAAATCAGAAAGCAGAAAGGATGGAGAATCTGATGCAGACGATGGAGAAAAAGTAGGGTTTAGGGCTATTCTTGAAAAGGCTGCTATCATGGGCTTTAATATTCAAAGTGACGAGTTTTGGGAGTTAAGACCCGATAATTTTATAATAATGAGTAGGGCTTATGATATAAGGCAACAACAAGAATGGCTTCCTTTTAGACGACTAATGTCGGTTATTGTCGCCTCACAAGGTGGAAAGATAGCAGAAGAAGAATTTGTTTCCTTACCGTTTTTTGATACGCCTAAGAAGAAGCACGTTCCAATAAAGTTATCCAAAGAAGAAATACAAAAAGTTAAAGAAGAACACATTAGATTAGGAATAATTAAGGGATAAGGATATGGCAACATTGCAGCTTAAAACCAACGAGCAGAACTTTATTAACGGGCTAAAGAAGGCTTCTGGTTCTGTTGGTGAACTTGCAGGTGTAATGAATGTTAAACTTGCCAATAGCTTTAAAAGTGCTGATTTTTATTCTAAGAACTTTGAAAAAGGTATAGGTCGATTAAGTTCGGCATTTAAGGAAGCAGGGCAAGGTATGACGTTAGGTCTAACCTTGCCTTTGGCTTTTTTAGCTAAATCGGCAAGTGACGCTTATGGAGAGTTTGATGCTTTAAGGCGTGCTTTAGGTACGATGGAAAAAACGAGCGTTGGACTTACAAGTAGGCTAAAGGAACTTAGAGAAGTAGCAAAAATGCCGGGCATTGGCTTTCAAGAAGCAATACAAGGTGATGTAAGATTAAGGTCGGTTGGAATAAGTGCTGCTTTAAGTGCTAAGATACTAAGAGAGTTTGCTAACGCAGTCGCAATGACTGGTGGAGGTAAAGCACAGCTAAATGAGATTACGGTTCAGCTTGGTCAAATGGCTGCAAAGGGTAAGGTTTTAGCACAAGACCTTAGACCTATAATCGAAGCTGCTCCTGCCGTTGCTACTGCTTTAAAAAATATGTTTGGTACTGTTTCATCAGAAGCAATTTCGGAGCAGTTAGAGAAGACGGGAAAGAGTAGTACGGATATGATAACGATGCTACTCACGGAGATGGAAAAAGCACCAAGAGTAACTGGTGGGTGGAAAAACTCATTAGAAAACTTAGGAGACACTTTATTTATTGCAAAGGCAGAAATATTTGAGGTTGCTGATAAGGTATTTGATTTAAGTGGGAAGTTGGCAAGTGTTACAAGTATGGTAGAGAATTTTGCAAAAGGCTTTAAAGAATTGCCAGAGCCTATGCAAAAAAGTATAATAGGATTAGTGGCATTAGTTGCTATTTTAGGTCCAGCAACTTATGGATTAGGTCTACTTACCTCTGCTGTTGCATCATTAGTAACAGCCACAGGTGTAGCAACAATGGCAATAGGCTCAATTGTTTTGGTGATTAGTAGTTTGGCTATCGCTTATGGAATCGCAGCAAATGAGGGGTCTAAAATAGAGAAAGCAACGCAATCTTTAAGTGCAACATACGATGATGCTAAGTTGTCAATAAAAGACGAGACAGATAAGCTACTAAAAAATGTAGAGGTATTAAGAGATTCTAAGTCTTCTACGGAAGATATGGCTAAGGCTAAATCTACTTTAATAGAAATGAACCCCAAATTCAAGTCCGCAATAGAGGGTGACATTATTAATTTTTCATTATTAGCAGACGTTGCAAGTAGCACTGCTGACGAACTTTTAAGAGTTGCAAAATACAAAAAACTTATTTCTCAAAAAGAAAATGCTGTAAATACCCTTGAAGATATGGGTAAGGGCAAATTAAAAGGTCTTAGTGTAAAACAGTTATTTGCCGCAGGATTGGTTGGTGACGCATTAAGTGGCGGAGGCTCTGATAAAGACGCTTTTAAAGAATTAAAGGACGAAAATGAAAGAAAAATACGTGAAAGTATTTGGTTTATAGATAAAACCATTGAAAAAGAGTTTGGCGACTTAGCTAAGAAAAACGAAAAAAGAAGTGGTGATATTCTTCCAAAGGTAAACATTAAGGGGATTACTGGTAAAACAGATACAAAGTCGGCAGAGGAAGAACTTGCTGAATTTTTAAAAGTACAAGAAGATTCAGAAGAACGAATCACGCAAGGAATCAAGAGAAAAGGCGAAGATAGAGCAGATGTTATTGACGCAGTAAATAAGTTACATAAAGCCAAAAGAAACGATGGGTTAATTGGAATGCTTCAATACTATTCAAGGTTAGCAGGGATAGAAACTATCACAGAACAAGACACCGACCAAAATAAGGTCTATAAAGAATTAGGTCTTTCAACTCCTGACCAAATAAGAGAGGCTTTTAATAAGAGAATCTCTGCCATGATGGAAGGGCAAGCGAAAGAGGTTGAAAGGAGAAAGAAACAAGCAGTTGATGCGGCAGAGGCAGCCGAAAGGGCAAGGCTCAATATGGTTAATAACGTTAGTGACTTCTCGGAGGATATGATGGCAGGTATAGCCGAGTCTATAATCGCAGGAGATTCTTTTGATGCTATATTAAAACAATCACTAACGGCTTTAGGTAACTTTGCTATACAATTAGGTAAGCAATATTATACGATAGCTAAGTTAAAAGAAATAATAACAAAAGGAAGCCTTTCTCCACAAACGGCTTTAGCCCTTATCGCAGGCGGGGTTATAGTAAAAGGTCTTGCTTCACGTATGCAAGTGCCTAAACTTGCACAAGGAGGTATGGCAACAAACCCAACCTTAGCAATGATAGGAGACAATAAGAGTGGAAAAGAAATGGTATTACCATTTGAAAGAACAGGTGAGTTTGCCAATATGATAGCCTCAAAGATGGGTGGTGGAGGTGGAGAATTTATACACACAACAAGGATAAGTGGGAATGATTTATTAATTTTGACAGAACGAGCAAAACGAAGCAGATAAATGGCACTAAAGTACTACGCTTACTTCAATAGCACCGCTTGGGCTGGTGTAACATCGACAAGATATAAGATTGAAATATACGATACAACCTTTAGTGGAACAGCTACGGAAGTTACTACGGGTGCTAATCCTTTCTCCGAAAAAGAACTAAACAACGAAGAAACTACTTACGGAATAAAGAGTTGTCGTTTTGATATTGATATAGTTTCAGATGTAGTAACGGTAGAGGACTTCTACACACAAGAAGGGATGTCGCATAGAGTAAAACTTTATGAAGCACCACTTGTTGGTGATATGACATTGATACGAGATGGATACTTGCTTTCAGAAGACGTTCAAGAGGTTTACCAAGATGGAATAAAGGTAATACAATTAAGTGGCACAGACGGCTTAGAATTACTAAAAACAATACCTTTTGAGTTTAGTGCAGGTAAGCCTTATACGGGCGTTATGACGGCTTTATTACTCTTGGATAGGTGTATCACTCCAATTGGATTAGAGTTAAATGTAAACACTTCTTTTAACTACTATCAAGATGGGCAAAGTAAAATAGCATCATTTGAGCCTTTAGCTTTTTTTAATGTTCATGCACCCTTGTTTAAGGGTAAGACTTGCTATGAGGCGTTAAGTATGCTTTGTGAAACGTTAAGGTGTGTAATCTTTCAAGAGGATGGTGAATGGTGGTTTGTACATACATTAAACCCCGATAGTACAACGCAATATTATAGAAAGTGGGATAGTGATTTTAACTCATTAAGTAGTGGTACTTTGCCTTCTGCTATAACAGTAGAATTTGAAGGTGAATACGCACCATGCAACGACCCTAAAAAGTTAAAGAAAAGAAGCTTCAAAAGTGTTACTACTGATGTAGATATTCAAGACTATATAAACAAGTTAAGGAATCCTGACTTTACGAGCGGTATTACCGAATGGGTAGATGGTGGTGTAGACTCCTACGCTTCGGGTGGTGATGGTACTAATTTAAATCCCTATTATCTTCAAATAAATGGATACCAAAACAAGACTGCTTTAGATTTTCTCAATATAAAGTATGTTTCGCAAAACGTTGCTACTTTATACGATGTAACGACTGACGACAGTATATCGGGAAAACTTGATACTTCAATAAAGGTTTCGGGTAAAGTCTTAGGTAATGGAGTTAAATTTGGTAACGTAGGTTTGTTTTTAAGAATAGAAACAGATTCACCATTAGCACCTAATCTAATTTTGTGTCTTAGTGATAGTGGAGAGTGGATTCATTTAGGATTGACACAAACAGCAGGATTAAGTGGTGTTCTTGATGTTATTAGTGGGATAAAATTCAATATCTTAAAAAATATCATTTCTATTCCATTAACAGATAGTGATGGTGTCCAGATAGACGATTGGAAGGGCTTTGAGATAGAGTCTAAAAATATATCCGAGATTGTTCTAAATATGAACAAGTCTATTGGTTTTATAGATAATATTATTGGTGGTGCTTTAGAACAATTCTATCAAATAGATGTAGAAGACTTTACTAAGGTTGAACTCTATATGGTAATATATGAGGGGTACGATAATACGGTAGGTTCTTCTGACCCAAGAAATATCAAGTATGGTAATCTAAACTTAGAAATAAAAGACAAGTCAAGATTAGTTGGCTTAAAAAAAGATAGATACTTTAGTGAGCAGTCTAATTCTGCTCCAAATAAGTTAGAGGTAAATGCTTATTTTTCTGACTTCCAAGATAATACGCAACTTATTTCAATGTTACAATCCGATGAAGTAACCCCAACTATTTTGTGGGAGGATTCAAGTGGTAATAACGTAGGAGAATTAATGATGGGTTTAAATAGAGAGTTGTTGAGTCTTTATTATAAGCCTACAAGTCTTTATGATGGTGATATATTAGGTAAGGTTAAGAAGTACCATAAGATTAATCTTGTTGAATTTGCTAACGAATTAATAAATTTAAATTGGAACTTTGACTTTGGAGAAGGTATAGCAACAGGGGTTAGGTATATAATGACTTTTGCTAATTATGGTACTTTTACAAATACAAAGTACGGTATTTATTCTGATGATAAACAGATAAAGTATGATGGTAATTATCCAACTGGAATTTATGAATTTGACCAAGTTCCTGCATTAAAACCTGACTTGATAGCAAGAAACCTTTTAGAGATAAAGGCAAGTTCTTTGTTTAGTGATGGATACGCTACTTTTAGTAAAATAAATCCTAAAAGTGGTATCCAATGGTTTGACGCAGCTAATAACAAGACCGACTACTTCTTAACAACAGAAGATGGGTTTGTTATGAAGTCGGAGACGAACCCTTACGAGGTTACTTTAGACTTCACAGAATTAACTGCAAATACAAAACTAATAATACCTCCTTTAAGTGCCGATGCTTATTTATTAACATCAGAAAATGGATGGGTATTAGAGGGTAATAATATTTCTACTGCAAAAAAATTAGGTTCAACAACGGCACAAGATTGGATTATAATCCACACCAATAATACAATAGCAACAGTAAATTCATCAGGAATAAATTTAGGTGAAAACTTACTAAGTGCTGGTGGTGTACAGTTTGATTTGACACCTACGCAAACTGGTGCTGTTGGAAAGTTAATGTGGAACGACACCGATGGTACTTTGGAGTTCGGAATGAAAGGTGGTAATGTAACACAGCAAATTGGTCAAGAATTACCCGTACTTGTAAAGCACGCAGACAACACAGGATTAGCCAATGGTGCAGTAGTTTATGTAGTTGGGTCGGATGGCTCAAATAAGACTGTAAGATATGCCTTAGCGAACGCAGAAAGCACAAGTAGTAAGACTTTTGGTGTAATGACCGAAGACGCAAGCGGAGGTTCTAAGGGGTTTTGTACTACTTTTGGAATTGTCAGAAATATTAATACTTCGGCATTAACAGAAGGTGCTGCGGTATATTTAAGCCCAACTGTTGCTGGTGGTATGACAACTACAAAGCCTTCTGCTCCGAACCACATGGTTTTGGTTGGGTTTTGTATTAGAAGTCACGCTACGTTAGGTTCGATATTTGTTAAGATTATAAATGGTTTTGAACTTAATGAGATTCACGATGTAGCAATTGGAACTTTAGCTAATAATAATTTATTGGCTTATGAAAGTGCAACAAGCTTATGGAAGAATAAGACTTATTCAGAACTTGGATTATTCCCAACCCCAAGTGGTTTGACTACTAACTACGTAACCAAGTGGAACGGTACGGCTTTGGCGAATAGTTTAATTTTTGATAATGGGTCGAGGATTGGTATTAGTCAAGCGACTCCATTATTAAGCTTTGAGGTTGCAAACACGACGACCAATACCTATTCAAGACCAAGTATTGGTGGCAGAAGTGCTGATGGTACTTTATGGGGCTATATGCTTGCACCTGTTAATAGTGGCACTTTTTTTGATATTATAAGGTCTAATAACTTAGGGTTAAGGTTTGCTACTGAATCAAGTTTAGGTGGTGGCACATTTACTACTCAAATGAGCATTACAAGCGTTGGTGATGTAATTATAGGTAGTGCGGTTGGTACAAATTCACTTGTAGTAAGTAAAAGTATTACTGGCAGTGCTGATGCTTCTGGTATTCGTTCAAGTGGACAGGTACAAAGTGATGTAACTTCAAATGCTTTCTTATTTAGGGCGGTTTCTAATCAAGCTAATTTTGTAGCAACTAATTTAATTAACTTTGAAAGTACAGTAGGAACTATAAGCGGAACGGGAACAAATTTAATAAACTTCCGTGCTGCTTCTACAAGTGCAGGATATACTAACGTTTATGGGTTTCAAGGGACTATTGCATCTGGAACTAATAGATATAATTTATATCAATCTGGTACTGCACAAAATTATATTCGTGGTAATGTAGGTATCGGCTCTGGTTCAAGTGTACCTGCAACAGAGTTAGAGGTTAGGGGTGTAGTCTCAGCTTCTTTAGGTTCGGCTTCACTTCCTGCATATACTTTTGTAGGTGATGTTAATAACGGATGGTGGTCTCCTGCTGCTGATACTCAAGCATGGTCTTTGAGTGGTGCGGAGGTTATGCGATTAAATTCTACTGGCTTAGGAATTGGTGTTACACCAAGTTATAAATTAGACGTAAGCGGAACTGGTCACTTTACTGGTGCGGTTACATTCGATACTGTACCAAGTTCATTACAAGACGCCACTACTTCAAACCATTTAGTTAGGTATTCTCAATGGATAGCAAGTACAAGCGTTAAGTACTTGCCAACCGCAGTAAAAACAGTTTCGTTAACCAATATTACTTTATCGGGTACTCAAACAGTTAATGGAGTTGCTTTAGTTGCTACGGATAGAATATTAGTAGCAGGTCAAACGGCGGGTGCAGAAAATGGTGTTTGGGTGGTAGCTGCGGGTGCGTGGTCAAGGGCGACTGATGGCGACACAGATGCAGAATTAAGAGGATATATTGTAAGTGTTTCGAGTGGTACGTATACAGGGTATAAATACATAAATACCAACGCAAGTGCAATAACGGTTGGAACAACTGCAATAACTTATTCGGAGTTTTCAAACAACATCGAGATAGACCCCGTTTTTGTATCATGGAGAGACACAACAAGAACTGCCAATACATTTTGGGCAGCACCTAACGGTTCTAACGGTGCTGCGACTTGGAGGGCTTTAGTCGCTGCTGATGTACCTACTTTAAACCAATCAACAACGGGTTCGGCTGCAACATTAACTACTTCAAGAAATATCGCCATAAGTGGTGATTTAACTTGGAATGTTGATTTTAACGGTTCGGCTGCGGTTACTGCGGTTGGTACTTTGGCGACTGTTAATAGTAATGTTGGTACTTACGCAGGAATAACCGTAAACGGAAAAGGTTTAGTTACTGCCGCAACTGCTTTAACTACATTATCTGGTTACGGCATAACAGATGCTCAATCTACACTTGTATCAGGGACTAATATCAAAACAGTAGGGACTTATAGTTTACTTGGTAGTGGTGATGTTACACTTGCTTCTTTGAATTATTGGACAAAGTCAGGTTCTGATGTTAGTTATATAGGTGGCAACGTTTATGCCCCTTATTTTGAAAGTAACGGTGCAATGGTAGCGTTTGCATCAACGGGAACAGATAATTATACTATTCTTGGAGTTGGCTCTACTTCTTTTCAACAAAAGGTTTACGATGTTACAAACCAAAGACTTGAGACTATAAGTAGTGCAGGGGTGTTGGGTACAATTTTCAATGGTGGCAATTATAGATTTGGTACTGGCACAGATTCAGGGCTTGCAAAGGTTCAAGTAGTTGGGGCTATTCAACAAAGTAGTGTTACAAGTTCTTATATAAAGGCTAACGCAAGCGGTGTTTTAATCGCAGGAACGATAACCACATCAGACGTATCGGATTTGAGTTCTTATACGGGATTTGATTCAAGATATTTTACAGAGACAGAATCAGATGCAAGATTTGTAGCATTGGCTGGTAGTTACGCAAACCCGACATGGATTACAAGTTTGGCTTGGAGTAAATTAACGAGCGTTCCAAGTAGCTTTACACCTTCGGCACATACTTTAGATTCTCACTCAAACGTAACGATAACAAGTAACTCAAACGGTGAAATACTAAAATGGAATGGTAGTGCATGGATTAATAATACATTAGCGGAGGCGGGGATACAAGCTACTTTGAGTGGTACTGGTTTTGTAAAATCTACTGCTGGTACTATCAGCTACGACACAAGTACATACCAACCTTTAGATGCAGACCTTACAGCTATTGCTGGCATAACATCAACAAGTGGTTTACTAAAGAAAACTGCTGCTAATACTTGGTCCTTAGATACTAATACCTATATTACTGGAAATCAAACTATCACATTGAGTGGTATAGTTACAGGAAGTGGCACAACTGCAATAACTACTTCAATAGCTGATAGTGCATTAAGCATAGCTAAGACATCAGGACTTCAAACTGCTTTAGATGGTAAGTTTGCAAATCCAAGTGGATTAACTACTAATTATGTTTCAAAGTGGAACGGAACGGGATTCTCGAATAGTTTATTTTTTGATAACGGCACAAGCGTAGGTATTGGTACTGTAAACCCATTACGAAAACTTGATGTAGTTGATTCTACGGGAATACTTTTAAGGCATTCAGAAACGGTAAATACCTCTGGAGCATTTAGAATCATAGGAGGAAGTTACAACGGAAATGGTGTAACTGGATTAATGTTTGGAGCGAATATTAATAATAACTCTATACAATACGGAGGAGGAACAGTTTTGTCAGAACCAGCAACACAGCACCAATTCTATGTTGGCACTTATGGAACTAAGGCGGTAGGTTCAGAAGTAATGAGAATTGCAAATAGTGGGTTTGTAGGCATTAACACAACAACTCCCGCTTATACGCTTGACGTTTTAGGAACAATACGCACCACATCATTAATGATAACAAGTGGTGCGGTTGTTGGTAGTTTCTTGAAGGCGAATAATGTAAACGGCACAAGTGTTTGGGCTTCTATAACCACAAGCGACATTTCAAATTTAGGTACTGCTAATCAACTTTTACGAGTTAACTCAGGTGCTACGGCTTTAGAATACTTCACTCCAACTTATATTAGTGCAAACCAAACTATAACTCTTTCGGGAGTAATAACAGGTTCTGGAACTACTGCGATAACAACATCGATAGCAGATGCAACTTTAAGTATTGCTAAAACTTCGGGGTTGCAAACCGCTTTAGATTCAAAGATGACAACCACTTCGTATCCTGATTTAGTAGCAATAGAGGCATTGGCTGACACAAGTGGTTTTCTGAAAAAGACCGCATCAAATACTTGGTCACTAGATACTAGCACATATTTAACCGCAAACCAAACGATTACTTTAAGTGGTGACGTTTCGGGAAGTGGTACTACTTCAATAACAACAACACTTGCGACAATATCACAAGCAAGTTCGGGAGATTTTAAGAAAATTACACTTGACACGAAAGGAAGGGTAATAGGTAATACTTCGGTTGTAATTGGTGATTTAACGGCATTAGGGGCAACTACATTAACTTCTCTTAGTAGTACTGCCACGGGCTTAACTTATACGAATACAACGGGTGTTTTTAGCCTTACAAGTGGCTATTCAATACCTACTACGGCAAATCAAACTAATTGGTCTACTGCTTATGGATGGGGTAATCATGCGAGTGCTGGTTATCTGACAACTTCCACTGCAGCGAGTACTTATCAGCCATTATTACCAAGTGGAACGGCGGGACAATTCTTAATAAGAAATGCGAGTAATGCACTTGAATTTAGTACTCTAGAATTAGAGCCAGTTAGTTTGTCTAATAATAAAATAGCGGTTGGGGATAGTGCAAATTATCTATCAGAATACAATAATTTTGAGTTTTTAGAAAGCCGTTTTATATCAATATACAGACCATCTGATAGTTCAAGGGCTTTGTATATGGGTATGTATTCGTTATCAAACAACTCTTTTATTACTGCTGCTGGTGGTAATTTAACGCTAAAAGGAGATACAGGAATTTATCTACACGGCTTTACTGGTTTTGGAAACAAAATGGTTATCGTTGATGGAGATGGAAAGTTAGGTTATACGGATATTCCAAGCGGTGGTAGTGGTAGTTCATCGCTTACGTCGACATATATCGGATACGGTTCAACCGTTAATACACTTACGGGAAATTCAACATTTACTTATCTTGATAATAGGTATATTCATTTAACAAGTTCAGGTTCAAACTTTAATTTAGGTACTTTTAGTTCTGCTGGTTTTATTGAATCAGTAAATGGAAACCTACTACTTCAAGCACGTAGTACTTATGGGGTTGTTGTTGATGAAGGTTATTTCCAAGTAGATGCCCTTGGAGGTGGTGGCACTAAAATGGTTGTTGTTGATAATAACGGAAAGTTTGGTACTCAAACAATTCCAAGCGGTGGTGGTGTTCCTGCTTTGACTGCTACTCAAATAGGTTTTGGAGATGGAAGTAACTTAATGACAAGTTCCGCAAACTTTGTTTATGATGCTACAAAAACCGCAATATACCTAAACGATTCATCAAACTATCTATATGTGGGTAAATCCGTTTCTCTTTCTGACATGTACGAAATAACAGCAGTTGGAACAAGAGGTATACAACTTAATACCGATATGGATATTGTTATCAAAAACAACAACCATTTATATTTAGGTTCTGGAGCAAGTAATAAGAGAGTACACATAGGTAGAGGTGCAAGTCATAATGACGCTAATCACTATTTAGTAATAAATGGTGAAACATTCAGCTTCTCAATGGACAACATAAGCGGTTGGGGTGACTCAAATTCTGCATCTACACCGCAAGTTGGTGACAAGGTTCTATTTAACGTAGTGGACGTGGGAGGTCAAAAGAGATTTGTTCCTCAAAAGATTAACAAGAAATTATTTAGTTCATTAACAAGTGGCGACACAGTATTAATATTATAAATTATGGGATATACTTGGGACGTAGTACCGAAAACCTTCACAGATGAAGTAGGTGAAGAAAAGACAATAGTAGGGATACAATGTAATATCGTATCGACTGTTGAAATTAATAGAACAGAGTTTAAGTCTCGGGACTTATGGATAGCTTTTGTGCAAGATAATGGTTCTTTGCACAATGCACGATATATCTCAAGCAATACTTTTGTGTCTAAAATGATTGCACAAGGAGCATCGGAAGCTTATGCACAAGCTACCGTAAAAGCTATATTAAAGGGACTTGATTATGGTACACTTGCAGAGATAGAAGCAAACGCAGCGATATTGGCGGGGCTGTATGGATATACTTTAATAACACAAAGTTAAATATATGAAAAAGTTTTTTAAAGTCTTATTTCTTATAATAGCACTAATGTTGGCTATTACGTTATACTTGTTTTTACTAATATTAAATATTCCTTTTTTGATAAAAGATTCATTTAGGATAAAGAATGATTACTTTAAAAATTGGGCATATTCAACTTTACTTGGAATAGATTTAGCAGGGGCTTTGACATTTTACCCTATATGGAATGCTTTATGGGTAAAGAATGATAGATTAGCACCTTTTGGTGTTAAAGGGCAAACAATAAGTGTATGCTTAAAGAAAAACAAAAATCTCGATAATCTTACTTGGTTTGGAGAACTATGGGTAAGAATAATAAATTTAATTTTCAAAATAGTATTAGGTCAAAAAGACCATATACAAGAATCAAAATAAAATATGGCAGAAGTAAGGTGTATTAAAGCGATTGATGGTCACGAAGTAAATGATATTATCGACATAACTGATGGTATTGCATTTGCTTATAGAGGTATTTCTGGGGCATTAATAACAAAAAATTTTGGCGAAGGTGATAAAATAATATTTGTGGTTGATGATGCCGTTGATAGTATTGGGAAAAAGATAAGAGTTCAAGCACCAGAAAGTATGCACACGTACTTTAGTTTTGACTTAGAAATACCCGAAGAGCCAGCACCTCCACCAAGTACTATTGACTGTAATCTGCCACTATCGGTTAGCATAGAGTCTAATGCTACGTATAAATATTTTTCAAGCCCACATACTTATATTAAACTAATAATTAATACTACTGACCCTCTTGAATTTTCTTCAAAAAGAACAGCGTCTGGATTTACAAGTGGCTTAAATAGTTCGGGGTATCCAGTTACTTGGACTATAATACCAAAAGTAAGTGGGTTTTATAATGTTCCAGTACCTTCAACTGGAGTTTCAGAAGCTATTTATATTAGAAAAGTTGGTTGTAGTGGTAATGGTACATTCGAGAACAGGATAACATTTAATTCAGATGGTTCAGACCCTTTATTCCCTTCTGGTGGTGGCGGTGAAGTAGGGGTAGGAGGTTTAGGAACGGGCGTAGCGGTAGCGGGGCATGGAACGGGAACAAAACCTTTGGGGATTACGGTTTGGGGATTCTTTGCAGGAAGATTTAGAGAACCATTTAATGGAGAAGCAGAGCATATTCACAAAACACATTATGCTGAACAGTCTGCAATGTCTGACCCTTTATATAGAGAACAAAGACCTTTCTTTTCTATTGATGGAACATATACAAAGGATGGTTCTGGTAACCTTCAGATAGTGTCTGGTGAGACTACTGTTCCTGTTGGTATTTATTCAAGTGTTGCACGAACTCATATTGTGCAAAATAGAAAAGCCAATACTGATTGGCAAATGGGGCAAAAGGAAATGGATTGGTGTATTGAGTATATTGTTCGTTCGGGATTGCAATATATGAAGTTTGAGTACTACGCTAATGGATACGATGGGGCTGGTATGCGTACACTTTTTGAACAAAATCCTAATAAAAGGGGAGTCAAGGCAAGTTATGTAGTAGGACAATTTGGAGGTGACGTGAATAATTACGATGACTACAATGACGATTATAGAAAAAATATTGAGCATTTTACTTGGGCAATGGGTCAACCTTGGTATCAAAAGATAGACGGCAAGCCTTTAATATTTATATTCAAAGAGGCTTATGACCATCCAAGCGACACTACCCCAAAACAAACTTTTAAGGCGGCATTTGCTTTGGAATTGAATAGAATTAGGTCTTTATATGCTGCAAAGTATGGTGCTGGTGGAATTTATGAAGTTTATATGACTTCTGGGGTTGATACTGATTATAGCCTTATTGATGCTAATAGTATGGATGCCAGAAGTTGGTACTATACATATGATGGACAGTCAACTAATTCACATTTAATGAGTAGCCCAAATGCCGCAGCGTATAATACCACAGTATCGTTAAATACCGCAGGAAAAGAGATTGTTCCATCACTTAACATAGCCTTAGATGGTAGGGCAAGGGCTATGTACCCCGGCGATAAATATCAAATTGGAACTCCAGACGATTCGTATGGCATAAATTATAATCCTGATACTGTTGCCAGTTATTATATTCCACCAACAATGAGTGAGATAGCTGGAATTGTTGAGGATAATATCGAGTTATTAAATTTGAGTGGAGTTAAGACAGCTGTTTTTGCTAACTTTGATGAACTTTCTGAAGCTGGAATAACTTGCTTAATGCCAAAACTTAGAAATAACGGAACAGTTAATTCAGAAGTGGTAAATGCTTTTAAAGGTGTTTTGAATCCTACTTACCCAACAACAGCCGATTATAGTAGATTTTAATAAAGTAAAACAATATTGTAAGATATGAATTTAAGTAAAAATTTCACTCTGACAGAGTTAATAAAAAGCCAAGCGGCTACAAGAAAAAATATAGAAGAACAATTTACTCCATCACAGACTGTGGTGGAGAACTTGGTCAAGCTATGCGAGAATATTTTACAACCACTTAGAGACCACATAGGCAAGCCAATAAGAGTAACAAGTGGGTACAGATGCAAAAGACTAAATAAAGCTATTGGTGGGAGTGTCACTAGCCAACATTGCGAAGGCAAGGCTGTTGATATAGAAGTAGATGGATTTACAAACGAGGAACTGTTTAATTTTATCGTTAATTTAAAATTGCCATTTGACCAAATAATATTAGAATTTCCTCCTAATGGGTGGGTTCATGTAAGTTATGACGACAAAAGAAATAGGCGTGAAAAGTTGTTAGCAACAAAAAATGGTGGAAAAACTATTTATAAGAAAATTTAATTATTAAATTTGCTAAAATTAAACAAATTATTTATGACAAACAAAGAGATAGAGGTAATTTTAATAAACGCCAATATACTTACATCGGCTCACAAGTTACCATTTAAAATAGTTAGGCGTTTTGATAGCTTAAAAAAACAGTGGTCTTCTATTTTAGAAAAAATATCAGAAATAGGAAAGTTGGGTAAAGAGAAAGACGCAAGTGAGGAAGAGATTACTAAAGAAATTGAGGATTATTTGACACAAAATGCAATTGCATTTGAAGCTATTCCAGTAGATTTTTTTGATGAAATCCCCGAT